GACATTCTAGTCATTAACAGAAGTTATAACCAAAAAAAAGCACCCCGTAGGGTGCTTTTTAATTTCAAATACCAATAATATCTTACTGGAATGAAAGATTACTTACACCAACTTCTTCTAAGTAATCAGCCGCATTACCAAGTGATGATGCAGTGTTTGATAACTCTACATAACCATATCTTGTCATGAAACCAACTACTGGTTCGAATGTTGATGGGTCAAGTACAACACCACTACTCATTAATGGAATATATGGGCAGTAGAATGCGGCCGCGTCAGCCTCACTTGAACCTTTGTAACCAACTAAAACTGCTTGTGTATCACTTGCATAACCGTCAACATAAACACGCATAGCACCGTTTAATGTACCAACGTATTTTGTGTTTGTAGGTGCTTCAAATGTACCTTCTGTACTACGTGCAAAAGCAGAAGTAGTTGCAGATTGTAACACTGTTAAAGCCGCAGGTGAAACAACAGCCCAGTTACCAGCACCGCGACGTGTACGTTGAGCGATTAAGTTTGCCGCACGGTTAATTGTAACCGCTAATGCCGCATGTTCGTCACCAACGAATGTTGCTGTACCTGATACTGTACTTTGGTTGTATGAATATGTTGAACCTGATAAACTTCTTAATGAAGCAAGAATTTCTTGATCAATTTCAACTGTAATTTCTTGTGCTAAAGCCGCCATGATTTCAGCCTCAACATCTAAACCGTGCATAGACTGTGCGTCTTGTGCCGCTTCAAATGTCCAACGTGCTGATAACTTACGTGTTTTAGCCTCAACTACTTGTTTAAGGATTTGAACGTTAATTTTCTTACCTGGGTTACCTTCAAGTGTTGAAGTAGAAGCCGCTAAACCAGCAGTTCCGTCACCTGAGTAAGCCGCGCCTACCTTAAATGGTGATAATGCTTCATCACCAGCAGTTACGTCGTTTGTAGAACCTGTTGCATTGTTTGTTTCAGCATATCTTACACGTAGTGTATGAATCTGTGCAACTGGTCCAGTCATTGGTTGAACACCTACTAATTCGTTAGCGATAACAGTAGGCATAACACGTCTGATCACTGGAAGAATAACACGGTTAAGTGTAGCAACGTTAGTACTACTTGTTGCGCCACTTGTTGCGTTCTCAGCCAAGTGTTTCTTAGTGTTTTCTAATATAACAGCCATTGTTGTTCTACGTGAACCTTGTAAGCCTTCTAACAGGGCGTCCTTGGTTTCGTTCCAACGGCCTTCTAATAGTTGGGTTGTCATTTCTCTATTTTCCTTTTAATTAAAAGTTACTACTTCAGCCCTGCTAAACGTTTTAACTCGACAACATTGTTGTCTTCTGGTGTTTCAACGTCTGACTTAGCAGATTCTTTATTACCAGTTACTTCTTTACCTTCTGCTAAAACAGACTTTTCGGCCTTAGTTTTAGAAGAATTATTAAGAACTGCTGGCAAATACTTATCGTATGCAGATCTGAGTTTATCAGTTTGCACACCTTCGAGTAAGTCTGACATTACTGTCGCTTTCTCTTTGTTTAACGTACCAAGTAATTCATTAAGTGTGTCCTTACGTTCAGCACTTTCTTTGATCACTTGAATTTCACGTTCTTTAGATTCAACTAAAGAAGTTGATTCTTCAATTTGTTTTGCTTTTTCTGCAATCTCTGCTTCTTTTTCAGCAAGGATGTCAGAAAGTTTTTTGAATTCTGCATTCTCATTTAAATGAGTACCTGCAAATTCGTTAGCAAACGCTTCAAAGATTCTACGTCCAAACATGTTCTCACGAGCAGTTTGAATGTCTTCTTTTAATTGAGTCAATTCTGACCCTAGATTTTCTGTTACTGTGTCTTTAACAAGTTTAGCACTGCGTTTAACAAATGCTTCTTTTAGTTCAGCAAGTTTAGTTTTTGCTTCTGCTACAAGTTTAACTTTTGTTTCAACTACTGCACGTTTATCTTGTTCAAACTCTTTAATTTCTTCTGCAAGAGCGTGGATTACAAATTTCTCTAGTTTAGCCATAGCCTCACCTTGAACTTTGCGATCTTTACGCAACTCATTGATCTCTTCAGCAAGTTTTGAAACAATAAATTGATCAAACTTTTCTGATTTTTCAACCATTTGTTGCTTGAATTTTACACGGTCTTCTGCAAGAGCCTGTTTCTCATCGGCGAACTCTTTAAGTTCAGCGGTGAGTGATTCAGTAACCATCTTGTCTAGAGCATCAACCATTACTTTCTTGTCATGATCGTAGCGACCAGCGAATTCATCACGCATTTCTGCACGAATCTCTTCTCTGGCTTCATTTAATTTAGATTCCCAAGCCTCATTGATTGCGGTTTGAGCCTCTTCATTAATGATTCCACTATCTAACAATGGTTTGATAGCATCTAACATTGTGATCTCCTATTTAATTTTAAGATCTTTGATTAAACGAGTTACCTCGTTTACCAAATACTTCTGCACTTTTTGATCAACACCGGCTTCGCGAGCCATTTCGAACATCTTAGCACCTCCACGCATATTCATCAGTCCTTCGTAAATCGCTGTTGGATACGCATTAGGGGCACTAGGCTGTGCCACTACATCTACTGTGACTATTTCAAAGTCACTAACTTTGCCGTCAGTTTCGTTGACATTACCACTGCCACGTGAACTAACACCTAGTTTCACACCACTCTCCAACATGGTCTTAACTAACGTACCCATTGGAGTTGGTAAAATCTTTAATTTGCCATAGCCGTTTGGTCCATCCATCCACATATCTGTAATCATGTGGCTAACACGGTCTAGGTTAATTTTCAAATCATCTGGGTGGTCTACTTCGCCTAAGACAGAGTAGCCACCGTTGATTTGTTCATTAAGTTGGGAAACAGCATCGGCAATTTCATTTACAGGATATACACGTTCATTGTGATTTTTAACACCACCTTGAATACATATACCTTTCATATATAAGTTCTTGCTTTTGCCGTCTTTACTATCTTCGGTTAAGATTTCCATCTTAGCCGCGTCAAAAGTCAAGTTCTCTTTTAAATATGATGCCATTGTGTTTTCCTAAATTATACTTTTTTAAGAGGTTGTGCTTTTGTATCAGCGTCAGTCATTTTCTCTGACTTAGGAGTTGGAGCACCTTTTTCTTCACCATGTGATGACTGTGGCTTAGCCTCAGCACCTTTTGCGCCACTGTTAGCCGCTACTGGTGATTTAGTTTGTGCACCTTCTTCTGAAGTTTTAGGTGCTGGTGCTTTTTCTTTGTACTCTTTAACAATCTCTTCTTTTGCTTCAGTTTCTTCTGCTTCTTCAACAGTTTCTTCAACAGTTTCTTCTGCTTCTTCAACAGTTTCTTCTTCAGCAACTTCTTCTGTTTCTTCGTGCATTTCTTCTGGCATTGGCATTTCCATTTCTGGTTCTTCAGCGTGTTCTGGTTCTTCTGCTTCGCCTGCCATTAATGCGTCAAATTCTGCTTTAAGTTCGTCTAAAGCGTCTTCTAAGTCTTCTACACGCTCTTCAACATCACCTTCATGCTCTTCTTCTGCTTCTGGTTCTTCAACGTCCATTTCCATGTCGTCTTCTTCTTCACCTTCTTCTTCAGAAATGCCTTCTTCTTCTGCTTCAACTTGATCAACAATTTCACCTACTTCGTCAGTAGTTTCATCTGTTGTTTCAATTTCTGTAACATCTGATTCGTCAACTAATGATTCATAGATGTCACGTGATTTTTCTACCACGATCTCATGAAATAACTCACGAGCCTCGTCATTTTGGTCGTTGATGATATGCTCAATCAACTGTTCAAACTTATTAGCCATTTTATAAAACTCCTTAAGGGTTATGTCTAAATTTAGAATTCTTCTTTTTTAATGCGTCTTTTATTTAGTTGTAGTAGTATTTAATGCTATTATATTAAAATAGCAATAAAACGGTGTTTTTTGAGTGATTTTAGATAGAATCTGGACTAGATTGTGGAGCAGAGTACTGTTTTTTAACTGATTCAACCTTTTCCTCATGCTCTAGTCTACGTACATCATTCATAACTCTTAGTTTGTTAATCTGTGCTAGAGTTAGTTTAGTCTTACGTAGATCAGACTGAGTAAGAGCCGTATTGTCTTCTGACTCTGTACGTCTGTCTTGGGAATTGGTTTCAAATATATCAACTATGTTCATAGTATTATTTACCAATTATATTTCGTCTGCTGGTGGTGTTTCTTCTGTTCCTAGATCTTCTTCAGGCTCAGGAGCAAGAGTATCTAAATCACTTTCTATATCACTAGGACTAATACCTACTGATCGTAATCCACTCTGCGGAGTAGTAGTATCTGATACTTCTGCATTTTCCTCTGCCCATAACTCATCATTTTCTTGTAGTTCTTCTTCACTGAGATCTAGATAACGTTTAAGTAAGAAACGTTTAGATAGATAAGGAATAGGTTCTAGGTTAGTAAATGCCTGTATTTTTGTAGCATCAACTTCTGCTTGTCTATACTTGGCAAAGTTTTGTGGATCATTTAAACGTAATTCAAATAGACTGTTGTCTATGTTCATACCTCTCCAACGCATAAACACTTTAAATTCTTGATCTAGTTTTTCAACCACAAGATTTTGTAAACGTTGACAATATTGATTGAAGCGCCACTCTTGAATAAGAGCAGTTGTTACTCTACCATCATTGTACTGTGCCGCACTTTCGTCAGCCTGTGTTGGTAAGTATGAACTTGGAATACGTAGACCACGGAACAGTTTGTTAGTAAAGTAACGTAGGTCTGTAATTTCGCCTAGGTTTTGACCACCTGGCATAACTTCAACTGATGAACCTCTACCTTCTGCTGTCTGCGGAAAGAAAAAGTCTTCGTTAGTTGAAAGTGGGTTGTAGGTAGCATCCATCATGTTTTGTCCACCACCAGTTTGAGTTGGAATTCTACGTTGGTGAATTTCATTTTTAACACGATCCACAAAGGCCATGGCCATGTGACTAGGCATGTTACCTACATCAATCTTGAATATACGTCTCTCTGGAGCACGTTGTATTCTGTATATGATAATAGCATCTTCTAACAGTTCTTTCTGTTTAAAGATTTTAAAAACTGATTCTAATACTGAGTTACCAAAAGGCCAATTAACATCAAGTCCTTCTGTTAGACTCAGATGTAGAACATGTTCAGCATCAAGCACTGCTTCGTTTTGTGCATTACTGAATCTTGATCCACCACTGTATGGTGTTTTTGGTTGTATGTAACTACCACTTGGTCCACCAATCTGTGGAGCATTAGTATAAGTGTCACTGGTTGACACTGATGTAGTGGTTAAGTTTTGGAAGTTAGGATTAAGATCTTTAATCACATACTGTTCTGGTTCTTTACCTTCTGCTTCGTTAACAATAACTTTGGTAACTTTCTGCATTTCTGTCCAGTATAACTTAAATGTTTCTGGATCACGAACAAACACTTGATCTCCGTATTTGATTACGTTACGGAATAATTTAAATAATCTTTTGTTAAATTGGTTAAGACTAACCCACTGTTGAAGTTGTTCTTTGATAATCTTAACTTCGTTGTCTGTAGGTCTTTCTTTAAAGTAAAGGTTAAACCCTGTACCATTCTCTTCATTTTGTTGTGTACAGAATTCAGCAAGAATGTCTAGAGCGGCATTGACTTCTGAGTCCATGTCCATTTGTTCATATTGGTTGTATCGTTCTGTACGATTTGGATGTCCAATATAAACTTCTGGTAAGGTACTTTGATAGTTACGATATGAAGCATCTACTGAATTATTAGCATTGTTGCCATTACCCAGTGGGCTCATCTGACCAACTGTACTAGTGGCCTTAAAATATTTTTTCCAACTCATTTAATCTTCCAATTATATGCTACTATTATTTATCACTCTAATATGATGACGTTAAAATTTCTCTAGAAGTTCTATTACCTTTTTCTAAGTGTTTGATCATATCATATGTTAAACCAGTTTGGCTTCTAAGTTCTTCTAATTGACGCTGTAATACTTCTAACATCTGTGCTTGTCCATCGCCACTACCTGTTGTTGATTTCATTGTAACAGGTATGCTGTCACCGTCTGGTAATGGTACCACTGCTTCTTTACCATGTAATGTTGCTGAATATCCTGATATTGGTCCTGTAGCAATACCACCACTAGCATATTGTTTTTCTGTTGCTGGGCTAGTTGTTTTATCAATATGTTCAACAATACCCGCTAACTGTGCAGATGAAGTGGCTAAATTTGTTACTTTTTCAGTGATGTCTGCTATTTGTTTTCTTAGATTCTCTTGCCCTACTTGATCATTAGGATTTGTTCTATTTAACTCTTGAGTAAGCATTCTCTGCTTACCAAGTAGACTTTCCATTTCTTTTTCTTGTTCTATTCTTTGTCTAACTAATCGTATTTGATCTGCTAGTACTCGATCTTTATTTTGAACCAATGATAAATCATCAGTACCAGTTAGCATACCAACAAAAGAATCCATTCCGCCTAAATTGGCTCTACCTTCTAATCGATCTAATAATGCTTCAGTGTCTGTTGGTGTGAATTGACTATCTCTATCAAATCTATTGTCGGTGCTACTTCTTCCATAACCAAACTCATTTTTCAAAAATTCTAGTGTACCTGCTAACCATGAAGTAAATTGTTCAGTAACATCTGCATAAAAATCTAGTGCAGGTAATACTTCATCTTGCAACATCATTCTCAAATTCTGCATTGAGTAAATGGTATTAACCACGCTATTAGTTAAATCATCTTGTGTTCTTGCTTGTCCATTAACAGAATCTCTAGCACGTTGAGCAGTTTCGTCTGTCATGCCAGAAACTCTTCTAAATAATGAACTAGTTTGATCACTAACGCCGCCAACCAGGTCGCCAACACCTGCTATTGCGGCTTGGCCAATTACTGCTGTTTGAGGTAATGACTGTTCTAATCCTTCACGTAATCTACCATATGATGCACCTACTCTATCAGCGGCTTCTGCTTGTGATACTGTACTATCATTAAATGTATTAACATAGTCTTGTAATACTCCTCTAATAGCAGGAGTTTGTGCCATCATTACATTAGTCTGTTGATCAACAACTGTACCTAAAGTAACCATTTGCAAGAAACCTTTCCGCAATTCATCAGGCATTAAGGCTATCATTCCGTTAATTTTTTGATAAGCATCTGGTTGTGATTGCTGTAGAGCCAAAATCTGTTGTTGTACTGCCATGTTTTGAGAAGCAGTTCTTGCCTGCTTCATTCTTTCTCTGGCATCTTCACCAGTAACAGCAGAAATTACTCTAAGGTTACTAGCATATTCTTCAGTTTGTCTTGCTATCTCAGCATCGCTGGAACGTTGTAGAAGACCTCCTCTACGCATGTCAGCCATGGTTTCTAGTATCAATTCACTTTGTTCTTCAAATGAATATCCTAGTCTTAACAGTCTAGTTCTTGCTCCGGTATCAGCCAACGCCATTGATGCCGCGGCCGCACGTCTTACGGCTTCTTCAAACCCTAGACCTGCTCTAGCAATATTTTCTCTCTGTTTAACAAGAACTTCACCAAACTGCTCTAAATTTAAAAAATTAGCAGTGGCCGCATTACGCATATCAGTAAGACCATTGGTAAAGGCCGCACCAATGTTAGATGCTTTGTAAAACAGATTAACAGTTCTTTCAATTTCTTTAGTTAGAAAATCTATTACTGGAGGTAATGCCTGTTGACCAACTTTGCTAAGTCCTGATATAACAGCACCTGCGCCACTAGCAAGGCCGCCAATGTAAGGAATCATCTTACCAAAATCTTGTATAGCATCGCCTACTGTAGTTAATGCACCAAGTACTATGTTAGCACCAGTTTTTATCACAGTTCCTACAGTCTGAAAGTCAGAACCAGGACCTGATTGTAATCCTTGTGCTAGTGTTGTAACAGCCTTTGTTGTTCCGTCTACTAAGCGTTCGCCAGCCATTTCCATATTTTGTTCTATTCTAGCATGGGCTCTTTCACTAAGTACTCTTTGTTTTTCTTTAGACAGTCTTTCTTTTTCGGCTTGATCTTTTTGTGAATTACCTAGTCGCTGTAATTGAGCATCAATGGTATTAATGGTTGCAGTAAAAGTATCTCCGTCTTTAGAAATCTTACGCATAGTTTCTGCAAAGACACGCATACCTTCTTCTTGGCTTCGCTTAAAGGCATCCATAACTTTTTGATTTTGAGTCGTAGAGGCTCCATATCTTTCTAGGATCTCTATAAATCGTTCCATCTGCTGTATCTGATCGTCATCCATAAGTTATTTTTGCCTGTATTTTTGGTGCTATAAATAGTGTATACGATATATCAATAGTATTTATAGGATTTTAAAACCATGGAAATCAATAATCAGCAGAATACTGCTCAAAACCCGTTATCTAAACATTTTAGGCAACCTAGTATCTATTTCAAACTACCAAGCGAAGGAAAGTACTGGAAAGACGGAAGTTTAAGTCTTTCTGCAACAGGCGAAGTGGGTGTAATGCCAATGACTACTAAAGATGAAATTACACTTAAAACACCAGATGCACTGTTAAATGGACAAGGTGTTGTGTCAGTGGTACACAGTTGTTGTCCTGAAATACACAATGCTTGGGATATGCCAGCAACAGATGTTGACGCTACCTTAATTGCTATTAGAATTGCTAGTTATGGCAACCAAATGGACTTTTCTGCTAAGTGTCCACACTGTGAAACTGAAAACGAGTATGCTATTGATTTAGGTAATACATTAAGTTCTATCCAACATCCTGATTATAACGAATCTATTACCGTTGAGGGTTTATCCGTAAAAATTAAACCACAAAATTATGCAGAAGTAAACAGAGCAAATATGATTGCATTCGAAGAGCAACAGATTTTGAGAAGTATTGGTGATATGGCTGAAAATCCACAAGAAGCCAAAGAAAGATTTGATACCCATTTAAAAAATATTATTGATCTCAATGTAAATACTTTGGCTAGTCAAACAGAATCTATTACTACAGAAGATGGCACTGTTGTTACAGACCTAGCATTTATTACAGAGTTTTATAATAATGCTACTAATAAGACTATTAAAACAATTCAAGAGTATGTTAGTAAATTAAATGTTGACGGCGGAGTTAAGCCAGTAGAAGTTAACTGCAACAATGAAGAATGTGGTAAAGAGTTTCCGATAACAATCACATTTGACTACTCGAGTTTTTTCGCATAAGGCTCTTGTCATTGGACAACGACGCAGTCGAAGAGTTAATTAACAGTTTCGACAGTCAGGTAAGGGCCTTAAAAGAAGATGCGTTAAGAATGAGTTGGTACATGCGTGGCGGACTTCCTTACGAAGATGCTATGATGCTGTCTGAATCAGAACGCAAATCAATATCCGAACTAATCAAAGAAAATCTAGAAACAACTAAAAAATCCGGCATGGCATTCTTCTAGGTCAAGGTGTGGCATAAAAGCCACATGCGATATAGTTATCCTCTTGACAAATCACTAAAATGGTGTTATTATACACTAGTAAGAATACCTAAATAATGAAGCAAAGAAACTTTGTTTTATTATTTGGGTTCTTGCTATTTTTAATTGGGGCTAATCCCCGGAGGAAATATTAATGAAAGTATTAGAAAACGTAAAGAAGTGGGCTAACGAAATCGCTCATTTAGCAGTGACTTTAATGGCAATGTTCATCGCTTTAGAAATTTTATTTGGCGGTAACACAGTACCATTTCTTCCAGGCACAGACGTTATTGGTTCTGTAACTGGCATCGTTAAATCACTAGGCAACGAAGGCTTAGCAGGTTTAATTGCTGTATGGGTACTATATACAATTTGGGAAAAGAAATAACTCTTTAATCCCTCAGTATTCTCGAACACTAAAGGACTACGTAGACGCAAGGTAGTCCTTTTTTTACGATAAGTAATTGTATGATATTGAGCCATTCAAAAAAATTTATATTTCAACGCACTAAAAAGACCGCAGGCACTAGCATAGAAGTCTACTTTCAACCTTGGTGTACTACTCCTGAGCACAATGAACCAACTGACAAATATCGAGAAGCAGTTACAAATCAAGGTATTGTAGGCAGTAGATCAGCACCATACGATAAATTCTACGATCACATGCCATGGTGGGAGTTGTATAATCATCTAGGAGATGATGTATGGCAATCATACTTTAAATTTTGCAGTATACGTAATCCATGGGACAAAGCAGTGAGTCGTTTCTTTTGGGAAACTAAAAGAGTTGATTATACAGATATGCCATTTAACGAAGTAAAACGTTTATTTGATTTATTTGTACGTAGACACATTAGAATTCTATGGGATGACAAAGACATGTATGTCAACAGAGGTAAACCAATATTAGATTACTATGTTAGATACGAACATCTACACAGTGATTTAGAAGAAGTCTGTAACAGAATAGATATTCCATGGGAACCACAAAGACTGGGAACATTCAAAGGTGGTACTAGACAACGCAAAGAACCTTATCAGGACTATTATAGTGATGATGGTTTTGTCAAAGGACTAGTAGAAAAACACTCAAGACTTGAAATTGAACATTTTGGATATACATTTTAAAGATGTCTAACGACATCTAACTTCTTCGTTTACACTCGAAGTTCTTTTTTCTAATCTGATTACTTTAAACTAGAATACATTTTATATTGACTTACTCGTATCATCCAGATATAAGTCATAATTCACCTATCCGCAGGCAAATTATGACAAACGCATCATCCGAGTACTGCGTCATACTAACTAACAGAGATTGCTTACACTAGCACGGAGGCGGTCAGCCTGTACCCCCTACTCTTGATTCATCTGGCGGTTACTTGATAATCCCTAGTTAGCGAAATTAACAAGCACGTAGGTTGCTTTTTCTCAGAGCCTACATCATTTGGGTTTTAAACCTAGTTGATTGCCTTTGTCGTCCCGTCCTTGAGTCTACTCTCAAGGGTTCCACGTGCATAGCACGATCTCCTCATAGGACACAGAAATACATCTGCATTAGCGACTGTTAAATGTTCTTTAAATCTTCTATTAATATGTTTTTGACGGAGCCGTTACCTAGTCTAACATTAACGATCCCATTGTAGTTATCTTCTCTCAATAGAACATGTTCTATGATTTGAAAATATACTTCCATATAGTTGGTTTCTCCACGTGTTTTACACAAATATATAATTTCACGTGTGAATTTTTCTTTGCCTAGTTGGTCTATATCTTTGTTGAGCCTGTCTGACGATCCCCAATAGTCTTTCCAATCTGTTTCTACTGTTGATCTACGTTTGTTCTTTTTGCCTTTTAGAGGTGGTCTCTTCTTTACTGTCCAGAAAAACTTACGACCTACATAGTCGTGTCCGTTTTCTGTGTTTGTGATTCTGTATACGAACCCATAGTTGTCATTGATATCCTCAGACTCAAAAGGTTTGCCCTGGTAAGTCCAAGGATTATCATATGATGCCATAATTACATTGAGTTCTTTTTGTCTTGAATTTCTGCTCTACGTGCCTTAGATAATTTACCTAACTCACCAAGTGCTTTACGAGCACGTGCGGCCGCGGCTTTAACACCTTTGCCATCAAATACTTCTGCTTCTGCTACGTAGGCATTAAATTGTTCTACGATTTGTTCATGAATTGTTGCCATTTTATTATTTCCTTATTGAAATTAAACTACTGAAAATCGTCTTTCTATCTCTCGACGATATTTTGCTTTTTCTTTGTTACGCTGTGCTTTTTCAACAGCCTCTTCTAGTTTTGCCTTACTCCAACCTTTGATACGGGGTTTTTCGTTTTTAGTAAAGTTGGGATTTGCTTTACGCTTGCCGGGGTGTACTCTTGCTGGTCCTGCCATTATGTTCTCCTAGTAATCAATAGCATAATTATAATCAACCATTGATATATTACATTTATCTTTGCATTCATTCCAGGAAAAATTTTCAAACCGTTCTGACCAAAATGAATCTGATAATATATCAATTAAATTTCTATTATGTAGATTAAATTGAGGATTATTAATAGAACTCCAGTCTTGATTGTGTGTGTATCTATTTGCAGTCCAACAACAAGGAAAGAATTGTCCTTGACTATTTATAAACAGTCCTTTATTTCCTATACCACACAAAGGATTAGTGTTGTTAATTGGTGTTTGCTTCTGAAAATGTATAATGTTAGTAGGCATCCATGGGTTTATTAATTCACGTCCTGATATATTTTCTACAATTCTTTGAAATCTTTTTGTGCTACTATACATTTTTTCTTGTGTTGGCTGTAGACTGTCATTGATTGGATATTGCCCAGGCCATACACTATTAAATTTTGTACTAAGTGTTGTTTGAAAAATGTCAAATCCTAACTCTTTGGCCATCTGTTTCATGTCATCCAGACGGTATTCATTAAAACTAAATGGAATTGCCGCCCAGTACATTTGAACTTTGCTGTTTGCCCTTAGTGTACGAACTCCGTTGATTATACTTTTCCAATCACTGTTGACTCTGTATTTTTCATTACTTTCTTGATCCCAACCATCTAAACTAAAATGTACTAAATCATGTCTATCTAACTGATGTGCTAATAAAACCCACCAGTATGTTTTTTTATAACTACCATTGGTAGTTATAACAATTTGTATGCTAGGCTTAATAGACTTAAAATATTTTACAACATCTATTAGATCACGTGCATATATCGGATCTCCATCGTCACCACAGAATGTAATCTTTTCTATATTGTCTTGGATAAATTCAGGAGTAAAGTTCTTTTTGAAAAAGTCTAAACGCAGTT